CCGCCGCCTCCGCAAACTATAGACCATGCCCGACCGCATTTTCTGGATCCTATTCATTCTCATCCTCAAGACGCTGCTCGGAGGATGACGCTCGACGGATACCTTGAGCGCAACTACGACGACCTCCTGCAAGCCGCATACCGGATAGCAGGGAAGGACGGTCCGGACCTGCTCCACGAGGTTATCCTACAGCTCTACCAAACAAAAGACGAAACCATCGACGGCCTGCTCGAAAGGAACCAGCTGAAATATTGGGTCCTGCGGGTGATGGTCAACAACTACAACTCGAAGACCTCCCGCTACCACTACAAATGGCGCAAGGATTTGGAGCGCCGTCGCAAGTTCGCTCACCATATCGTCGACTGGTGGGACGGGGATGGGGTAGCGGCACACCGCGACGAGCTCCTCACCCATATCGAGGAACGCCTAGCCGACCTCCCTTGGTTCGATGCGGAGGTCTTTGCGATATATTTCGAGGACGGGCATACCCTGGATTCCTTCGCGGAGTCGACGGGCATCTCCCGACACACCCTATACACCACCATTCGACGTGTCAGAAAACAACTCCAAGGGACTCGGCGACAGGATCGCGCAGTTCACGAAGGCGACGGGGATAGATAAAGCCGTCAAAGCCGTCGTGAAGGATTGCGGGTGCGAGGAACGCCGCGCGAAGCTGAACGCCATCTTCCCCGGTCGCAACGTGGAGATGTCCGAGCAGGACGTAACGGCTTACGAGGAGCTGCTCCCAGCTATTGAGCGGGGGAGATTGAACCGGTACCAGTCCCGCGATATGTACGCAATCTTCAATCGCACCTTCAACGCCAACGAAAGGCCGTGCAACTGTACCGGAAAGAACAAGAGCATGGTCGAGAAACTTCAACGAGCCTATGACTATACGTGTAAACCTTAAGACCTGGAGCGACTACCCCGACGCGGTATCCAACAACGCGAAGAAGGGCATCGAGCTCAACGAGAAGGTCGGCAATAAGTGCGCCACCCAGGTCGGGAAGGTCCGCGCCCAACAGCTAGCCAAGGGTGAACCCGTCTCATTCGATACCGTGCAGCGTATGTACTCCTACCTCTCCCGCGCCGAGGAGTATTATGACGAATCCGACCGGGAAGCGTGCGGGACTATTGCGTATCTTCTGTGGGGAGGGCTGGCCGGGAAGCGGTGGGCCGAGAAGATTATGAGGGAGGAAGGGAAACTTTAATTTGCATATTTGCAAAAGAGGTTTGTATATTAGCGGCATGGAAAACACACAACTCCCCTACAAATACGTTGACGCTGCCCGCGAAATCTTGACTAACGCCAACAATTTGGCAAGCTACCGCAAAGACAACGCCCTGGTTTTACAGTACTTCACTCAAGCCGGCGATGAGGTCAATGCGCAAGTCATGGTGTGGCCCAGCAAGAAAGTAACGGCGCAAATCTTCTATACAATCGGCGATGGCCCCCGTAGCCGCACCGAGCAAGATGAGCGCACCGCACGGACTTTGTCCGAATTGCTCGAAGACCTGAACGCAGAGGCAGCCGTATGACCCATGGCAGTCTCTTCTCAGGCATCGGAGGGTTCGACCTCGCCGCTCGGTGGATGGGGTGGGAGAACGTCTTCTACGTCGAGCGCGACCCGTTCTGTAGGGAAGTCCTGGCCCATCACTTCCCCGAATCCCAATCCTTCGACGATGTCAAAGCCTTCGATGCAACTCCGTTTCGAGGACGTATACGAGTCCTTTCGGGTGGTTTCCCCTGCCAGCCCTTTTCAGCAGCAGGAAAGCGGGCCGGGACATCCGACGATAGATATCTCTGGCCGGAGATGTTTAGAATCATTCGAGAGGCTCGCCCCACCTACGTCGTGGCGGAGAACGTTCGCGGCCTCCTTAGTTGGAATGAAGGGCTGGTTCTCGACACGGTGTGCGCTGACCTGGAGGGTGAAGGCTACGAAGTCTTCCCGGTCGTTCTTCCTGCTGCAAGCGTCAACGCCCCGCACCGCAGAGACAGAATCTGGATTGTTGCCTACCGTGACGACGGACTCGGTGAGCAATCGCACCAAGAAATACAGCCAAGGGGGAACGCCGCTAACGATGGCGGCGCAGGGTCTCCTACTCACGCCCACGACCAGAGAGGAACCGGTGGACCTCGACAAGTTCAAGGCACGGATGGAGAAGTACCCCAACGGAACGACGATGCCCAACCTCGCCACGCAGGTGCAGCAGATGCTCCCAACGCCAACGGCGAGCGACTACAAAGGAGGATGTACAAGGACAGACCCGAAACGCCAACGGGACACGCTGGCACACGCAGTCCACAACAAACCGCCTGGCAAGACTTCCCAACTGTCCCCCCTGTTTGTGGAGGAGATGATGGGCTTCCCGAAAGGCTGGACGGCATCACCTTTCCAAAGTGGCGAAGAGAGTCAATAAAGGCATACGGAAACGCCATCGTCCCACAGGTCGCATATCAAATATTCCAAGCCCTTGAAGATTCTAACCGCCGGCCAGCTTGACGGATACCAACGCAGGAAGGACCGCTCCGTTTCCCTCCGCTTCATTACCCAGGAGAAGACCTCCGGAGAGATAGCGGACATAGACCGCCTCGTCGATACGTTCGGGATTCTGTACTTCCGGGGGGAGGAGAAGATGAACCGCGATGAGGTCGATGAATTGGACGCGGTGGAGCTGGACCTATACGACGAACCCAAGAGCCAAAGCCAACGCCTACGGAACGTCCTGTATAAGGTGTGGATGCAAGACCCGACCGGGACCTTCAAGGAGTACTACAAGCATGAAACCGAGCGCATCATACAGCACTACAAGGGGAAGATCCATGAGTAAGGACTACGCATACCGCGCCACCTTCTACGGTTATATCGGGGTCCTCGCAATCCTGCTATATTTAGCCCTACATGGCTGAGATTTACAAGGCGGTTTTTACCTGCCCCGAATTGGACGAGAGAGAGGTGTGGTACGTATCGAGTAAGAAACACGCCGAGCTGATGATGCGCCGCCACATCTCCACCCCACGGACCAAAAAAAAGGCCATGAGGTACGAACACGCCACCTACAGCCTAAGCGTCACCCCCGTCTTTGAAAGTACCGGAGACGCCAGCTACGACCCCAGAGGATAATGCCACTACCCGAAAAAAAAGAGGGCGAGAGTAAAAGCGAATTCGTCGCCCGCTGCATCGCAGACGAGACCGCAAAGAGAGAGTTTCCTGATATGGCGCAAAGGGTGGCCGTATGTATCAACCAAGCGGAGAAATAGACGCAAATGGACGCACAAAAAAAAGCGATGGTGCAAGCCCTGGAGAAGTCCCTCGGCATTGTCACGGCAGCGTGTAAGGTGGTGGGCATCTCCCGGCAGACACATTACAACTGGCTGGAGGATCCCGAATACAAGAAGGCCGTCAGCGAGATTGGCGACGTGGCCCTTGACTTCGCCGAATCCCATCTTCACAAGCTGATAAAGGACGGCAACCCAGCGGCCACCATTTTCTACCTCAAGACCAAGGGCAAGGAGCGGGGGTACGTGGAGCGTCAGGAGATAGCCGTCGCGGAGAAGAAGCCGCTCTCGTGGTTCACGGATGACAACGCGGACGTAGCGTAAATTCACACCATGACTTGGAACACATTCGACACGCAGCCTGAACTCGAAGGCTTCTATTTGGTCTGCAAAGCCGACGAGCCGGAGGAGGCTTCGTGGCATTCGGCCGTCATATTCTTCTGCATGAAGCACGACCCGGAAGGCATTTGGGAAATTGAGGATGCCGATTTCGATGGACGCCCTACACATTGGGCAAGGATTCCGGACGTGAGTTGAGCAAAGCCGACAAGCTATATCGACGCCATTCCAAGGAGGTGCTCGAACGGTTGCTTCGGGAGCGCGGAATACCGTACACCATAACCAGTCCGGGGTGCTACAAGATTAACGGCTACGTGTACCACCATTATTCCAAGGGCTACACCAAGGGAGGCTGGAAGTATTACGATAGTCACACCGCCTTTCTGGATAGCTTGTGAAGCAGCCCGCCACGTACTACCACGTCAAGGGGTGCGCCTCCCGCATCCAAGTACACCAGGGCGGAACCCGATCGGGCAAGACGTACTCGATACTCCAGAGCCTCGTAGAACTCTGCTACGAGAATGAGAACGCCGGGGCGGTCATCACCATCGCCCGGAAGACATTCCCCGCGCTGAGGGCGACGGCCATGCGGGACTTCTTCTCCATCCTAGAAAAGGAGGACGCATACAACGTAGACCAACACAACAAGAGCGAGGCGACGTACATCCTCTGGGGCAACCTCGTCGAGTTCATCAGCGTAGACCAGCCCCAAAAGGTCAGGGGCCGAAAGAGGCAAATCCTATTTGTGAACGAGGCCAACGAGCTATCCCTCGAAGATTGGCGGCAGCTCCTGCTCCGGACCACGGGGAAGGTGATCATCGACTTCAACCCCTCGGACGAGTACCACTGGATCTACGAGGAGGTAATACCCCGCGAGGATGCGAGCTTCTTCCGCACCACCTACAAGGATAACCCCTACCTCGACCCGGCCACCATCGCAGAGATTGAACGCCTCAAGGATGCGGAC